CCTGGTCTTTTTAATGACATATAATATGCTAGACCAGTTGTTAGTGCAGGTAAAAATCTTCTAGGCATATCTGCATTTTGTATTGCAGATTTATTTACGTCCTGCATATAATCAATCTTTTCAATTTTTAATTTATCAGTATTAACATCTGATAATGACCATAGATGTAATTGTACATTATCACCAAATCTTTTAACTGCATATTGTGAAGGTCTACCTGTTTGTCCTTTATTAGGAACTTTTAAATATTCTTCAAACGATATACGAGTCATTTCTAAATCTGTATTATCTCTATTGACAACAACTTGCATTACGTCACTTACATGACTACCTAAACTTACTTGAGATGTACTTGCAGCAATACTTACAATAGTTGTATTTGTTGTCCATAAACAAACACCTCTATTTTGCCAGTCATTTAAAATAAGATTAATTGAACGTCTAGCACTTCTAGGTTCTTCACCAAGAGTTACTTCACCACCAATCATCTCAGTAGCTTCCTGTATAACGTCACCTATTTCTAAATTAAAGTCATAAGTGCCTGACGTATTATTAGTTGCCATTTATTTAACCTCTCATTACTTTACCACCACCACGTAGTGCTTTACCCATACCTCGTAGTTTACCACCAGATTTTTTTTTACGACCTTGTCCTTTTGGTATTTCACCAGCTTCTATTAAATTTTTAGCTAAATCTCTAGGGTCAATTGGTTGCTTTCTTTTTTTTGGTTTATAGTCAACTTTTAATTTTTTAGTTTCTTTAGGTATTTTAATTGAACCAACTCTACGACCAGATTTAAATGGTTTATCTAGTTTTTCAATTTTATCAATTTTATTTTGTATTCCCTGTAACCTCATTTTAGATTCTGCTAAATCATTCATTTCAGCAGATTCATCTGGATGAAATTTTTTACGTGCTAACTTTTCTTCTTTAGCCACCTCTTTTTCAGCTTGTTTTTTTAATTTTTGTAATTGTTTTAAAGTTAATTCAGCACCTTTTTTTAGTACACCCATTATTTATATCCTTTCCCAAATCCTCGTAACGCAGCTCCAATGCCTCTAGGTGCACCAACTCTACCACCAGATTGTAATTTTTTAACTTTAGGTATACCTAATTCTTTTAATTTTTTATCTAATTCTTTTCCTTTAAATATTTTTACATCTTTAGGTCCTGTAAATTTTTTTTGAATTTTTTCTAATTTTTTTAATTTTGATTGCATTTGAGATAAAGTACCATATTTTTTATCTCTAGCTAATGCTCTTCTTAATACAGAATTTTTTTTAGCATTTCTAATTTGATTTTTTAATTTTCCTACTTGACTATCTATTTTCTTTTTACCTGCAGAACTAACTCCTGCTTTAGGAGTTTTACTTTCAACTGCTATATTTTTTATTTCTCCTCTATAACCTCTTTGAGCTTGAGAAGTAACACTTTTTTTACCTAATGCATCTTGAGCTGCAGCAGTTTCTCTTGCAGGAGAAGAAGATAAACCTTTAGGAGAAGGTTGTTTCTTTAATTCTTTAATACCTTCTTTTTTCTTTTTAGCTGTAGCTATAGATTCTTTTTCAATAATGTCTCTTTTCTTTTTTCTTTTTAAAGCTAATTCAGATGCTTTTTTTAATATTCTTGCTGCAACCATTTTAATTACCCTTTCCTTGCTGCACCATAGCCACGATAGCTACGATTAGATTTAAGACTACCACCACCTGATTTTTTTAAAGTATTTTTCATTATACTTTTATCTATATCTTTTGGGTCAACTTCAAATAAATCTAAATCCATAGCTTGGTTTTTAGTCATTTGTTGTTTAGGTGGAACTCTACCTACCATTGTACTTTTATCAAAAGTATCAGTAGGGTCAAAGTCAGGTTTTCTGTCTCTTAATTTTTTTCTCATACTATTAATAAGTTTTTGTTTAGAAGACATGTCTTTTGTAAAAGTTTCTTTTAGTTTCTTTTTTATCTCACCTACTTTTTTACCTGCAAACTCAGGAATGTCTTTAACTTGTTCAACAACTTTTTTTTGTTGTTCCATAGTTAAGTCTTTAAATTTTTTAAGTAAAGCTTTTTTCATTACATTCTCCTTGTATTTAATGAACCACCCATATATTTTTTTACAGATTTTTCGTTTTCTTTTTCTTTACGTTTTATTTCTTTTAATTCTTCATCAGTAAATAAAGTTGCTGAACCTGCTTCTGTAGGCATGATAGCTTCAAAAGCAACTGCTGCAGGACTAAATAAACCTTTACCTAAACCTTTTAAAACTTTTTTAACTTTACTTTTTTTCTTTACTCCAGGTTTACTTATCTGTTGTGGTATTGAACTTCTACTAATAACCATTACATTTTGTCCTTATATAAACTATTAATAAATGCAGTTCCTTCAGACATACTACCACCTTTAGATTTTTTAATAGGTTTTTTTACAAACTTCCCTTTGTCATTAACAAAATAACCTTCCATTTCTTTTTCCATTTGTTTTTTAATTTCAGGATTTTTTACTTTGTTTATATAAGTTTGTTTAATTCCTGCTTCTAATTCTTCATAATATTCTTTAAGATATTTTGGTATTCTTTTTCTCATTTTAGTTACTCCCATCTACAACTGTATTATCTGCTCCTGCAGGACTTGCAGGTCTTGTCATATCGTCACGTCTAAATCTTCTGGCTCTGTTTCTTACAGTCTGTATTGAAGTTTGATATCTTTGTTCAAACAATGGTACAATCTGAAAGTTCTTCATAAAGATGTACGACTCTACCATACAGGCATTAAACAATGCATCATAACAAAACTGTGTAAAATAATTATCAGGTGAAGCTGACGTTAATGTTGTTGGTCTAGTTACATGTACTACTTCACCATTACTTGTTGATGAAGGTGTAGGTGCAATCATTATTGTTGTATTATCTTTATGTGCATAATACTTTGGCTCACCTGTTGAAGCTGACACTGACCAATAATCTCTTAAATATTCATCAGTCTTTACTAGTATACTTGTCTTTGCTCCATTAATATCTACATTAAAATTCTTTACTATTCTTGTACCAGTTGGTAAAGTAACAATATTATTACCTTGTGATACTGCAACTGATGTATAAGTTACTAAACCATAATCATCTAATTCATCTGTTAATCTTTCCTCTGCTCTATTAACAATGTTAGGTATTTGGTCTAAGAACTCTTGAGCATCATTCTCAGTTGTATTTACTATCTCTGTTGTTAAAGTTGTAAAATTTGCCATCTAACATTTCCACCTTCTACGAGCTGCACAAATTCTTTTCTTTGGAGTTTTCTTACAGCTTATGTTATGCATCTTAGCTTGTCCTGCTGAACGTGCACAAAATGATTTTCTTCTCTTTGCTCTTTTTCCTGTAGGTCTTGATTCTGTTACTGCAGTCTTTAATTTAGAACCTGGGTTTGCTCTACGATAAGCAGCAACACCCTTCTTTGTCATACCTGCACCTTTACTAGTGGGTAAAAAATTACCTGACTTTACACTAGTCTTAATTCCCATTCCTTTAGATTTCTTTTTAGCTTTTCTAGCCATTCCATTTATCCAAAGTAAATTGTAGAAAATACACTTGCAGTTGTACTTACTACTACACCACTTTCAAATCGTACACCTTCATCTGCTAAGTAAGTATCTAAAGAACTATCTGCATTTATATTTATTTTAATTTTTGATTCACCTGTGCTTGTAGCTGTTCCATCTCTTAACTCAAATACACCTAATGCATTTTTTGCATTAGCTACATTAAAACCTCTAATACGAGTAGGATGGTCTACTGCCACACTTGCTACTGCTGATATATATCTTGATGTTAAATTTGTCATTTATAATTCCTTCTATAATAATATAAAGGGTCTCCTAAGAGACCCCTTATATGTTTAGATTCTAGCTGCCACCTGCAGAACCAAAGAATCCTCTCCAATCAGAAACACCAAAAGAATATCTCTCTCTTGCTTTAAATCTGACGTTACCAGTATCAAAATCTGGTTCCATTTTAGTTTGTAGAGGAACTCTCACAAACATTTTAGTACCATTAGGTACGTCAGTTTTAATGAAGTAAGCATTGGTGTCTGTAAATCTTCTGTTTACAGTATAACCACCAGGAATTACTCCCATGTTTCTAATTGCGTTAATGTCGTTGTTTGCAGACCCAACTTTACCTGGAGAAGCTAGAAGCCTATCAGCAGTAAATTTAAGGTCAGACGGAATGTGTAAAGATTGAGCTTGTGCACCAATTAAGATACCTCTGTCATCTTTAGTTCCATCAATTGAAATTAACGCAGTTTCCAAAGCTGCTTCAGCTAAATCTGCTGCAGCTAAGAGGTTACTTTGTGTACCACCACCAACAACTGGGTGAGTTGAAGCGAAGAATGCTTGACCATCTCCAATTGCAGAATCACCAGCAGTGAAGCCATTATTAAAAATAGCTGCTGCTTTTACTTGTTTAGTGTTAGCCATTGCTCTAGCTAGTGCACGAGAACGAACTTTAGCGAAAGTATCATATAGATTATCTTCCATTGCTTCTTCAGTAATTGAAAAAGCTAAAGCCACTGTTTCGTGGTTATATCTAGCTGTGAACGATTCTTGTGCATCATCAAAAGAAACAGCAGCACCTTCAGATTTTACTGGAGCTGTGCCAAATCCTGTGAATAGCACTTCTTCTTCAAAAGACCTATCTGAATTTTCAGTTTCAAATAGGGGTGTATGTTCGTCATTTACATCACCATACTCAACACCAAAAACAGCATTAAGTCCTGGAAGAAGTTGTTTTGCAATACTTGCTCTATTTATAGCCATATTATTTCTCCTTCTATGTTATGCTGTTGCCTGACGTTTCATCCAGTGTTGGACGATTTTGACTTCAAGTTTAGGAAACGCACCATCAGTACCTGTTAAGGCATTGCCTGGTTCGTTAATCATTGCTATTGGTCTTACAGCTTTAGTTGCAGTTGCTCTACTAGCAGCTTTAATACCAAAACCTGAATTACCAGTAACAGTGCTACCACTACCTAAAGTCACAGCAAAGTTTTGTGAGTTAATATCACCTGCAGTAACTGACGCATCTGCTTGTATCATAAACGTAGCATAAGGGTCATCAACAACAAATCCTACTGGGTTACCAATAGCACTTGAAGTATTTGCAGGAAAGTGACGACTAAACGTAGGTTGTTTTGTAGTAGGGTCTGTATATTCACATCCTACAAAAACACCTACAGCATAGTCAGTTGTTGTTGCTACTGGTGTAAGATTACCAGCAGACATCATAACTAGGTCTCCATGAAAAATATTAGAAGCTAGTCCATTAGCAATATTATACTGAGTTTGAGCAGTAGTATTGTAATTAGAACCAACTTTTCTCAATGGGACCATTCCAAATAATGCTTTACTTGCACTCATTTGTTATCTCCTTCAATTAAGAATAATTTATATTTGTTACAAACTATCTTTGAAAACGAGGTTCACGACCTTTTGTAACAGTTGATTTACTTGAGTTAGTTATTGGCATACGAGAATCAGATTGAGCACGTAAGTTTGCATCAAGAGAATCTTCTTGTTGCTTATGCTTATTATGATAATACTCTTGCCTAGCTACCATTTTATCTGTGGGTATTTTTGCTAATGCAACATCACCACTGGAAACGACTCCATTATATCTACCACCTTCTTTGACAATAGATGTTGAAGCTAACTCTGGAACTTCTTCAGGGGAAACAAATATCCAACCTTCACGTTGTCTTTTACCTACGTTTTTGTAATCATCTTCTCCATTTAATGTAATTCTAATCCATCTTAAAGACATACCTTGAGAATCAAATCTGTTTTTAACTCCTTCAGGTATATGTAAAAAATTAGTTTCTTCAAATGAAGTTGTTTCTTGTTTTGAAGTAGCTGCTCTAGTTTCTTCATTACGTTTTGTTTTATTAATAGCCATTTTTAACTCCTACGCATTTGTGTTGTTATTGTAGTATACTCTTCTCCAGTCTCTACTTTAGACTTTTCTTTTGCATACCTATCTAGTGGTATATTCCATTTATTAGCCAACCTAACATCTTCTTGACTTAGCTTGATTTTTTTAGAGGCAGGAGTGCGAGATGTTCCTGCTACCACTTGGGAAGGACTTGACGTAGCCTTCTGACGAACTTGTTGAGTTTCCTGTTCAGATGTTTCAAACTTATTTGGAAATGTATCTTTTAATCTAACATCAACTTCTTTATAGAAGTCATCATCTGCAGGGTCAAAACCTTCTTCTTTTAACTGAGCATCTAAAGCTAGTGCTGCAGCAGTCATCATTTTGTCTTGACCAAACCACTCATTCTTTTCTGCCCATGCGACTGCTTTAGGGTCGTATTGGGGTTGTTGAGGTTGAGATTGTTGAACAGGCTGTTGTTTAATTGTGTTCTGGTAATTCTCGTAATCTTTATCAAAATTAACCTTATTTGTTTTTACACTATTTAAATTAATCTGTGCTTCATTTAAAGCTTCTTGTGCTTTTAATAATTGACTCTTGTCATCTTTTTCAAAAGCATCTAAGTAGTTTTGTTTAGCAAGATTAAGTTGATTCTCTAAACTTTTTTCTTGAGACTCAAGACTTGTCTTAGTTAAATCAAATTGGTTATCTTGATTTTTTGTAAGTCTTTTTTCTAGTTCTTGTTTATCAGCTAAAAGTCTGGCAACTTCTTCTTCCTTTTCTTTTCTTTGACGAACTAACTGACGTATTCTTTTTTGTGCTCTTTCAGACTCAATGTCTTTAGCTTCATCAGGTTGTTCCTCTGGTTGAGTATCTTCCTTCTTTGTTTCAGTTTTAGTTTCAGCTACAGGTTTTTCTTCAACTACAGCTTCAACCTTTTCTTCTTTATCTTCAGAAGTTTTTTCAACCTCAAAGTCTACTTTATCTTCTTCTTTAGATTCAGGTTTTGAAGTGTCAATGTCACTCCATTCTTCCTTTTGCTCTACTTCCATTTTTATCTCCGTTGATGCGAACCAAACGATTACGCAATGTTTAATGTTACTATAATACTATAAATTAGTGTAGCATACAAGATACTAAATTATTTATTATTATATAGATTATCAAATGTTTTATTTACATCCATGTAGTCATCATGAGACTCAGCAGTATGTTTATACTGAGAAGGTACAAAGTCTGGAGCACCTTCACCTGCTGACCACATTGCAGGAC